TGGGTTTAAGTACGCAAATAGCTGGAACTTTCCACAGAACTTTCCATGTGTCGACTTTTTGTCGACTTTTCGTCGACTTTTCCGTCAGTTTTCTTAGATTTGCGTATCTTCTGTGCCGGGAGGCTGATGTTGCGCTGCTGAATTCTTCTGAATTCTTAGGAATTCTATAGAAATCCACGGAATTCTTGGGAATTATTTTTCTTCCGAATTCTTCTGAATTCTCTGGAATTCCCCCACTTTTCTTGGGAATTCTCTGGAATTCTTCTGAAATTTTAGGAAAAATATTTCCTTGGAATTCTTTGGAATTCTTTGTAATTCTTAGGAATTCAAGAAAATTCGTGAGTGACTGACTGCTTCTACATGCCGCGTTACAAGTCCAGGAGAACATCATCAAGGTATTCACGTAGATACCGTCGGTACCGGAGGTACCGGCGGTATGCACGTATTCCTCGCAGGGTTTCTTATGCCAATGGTCGTGACAGTTCTAGGACTAATATTAAGGTGGTTACGACTACCTATAGGGCTGGAGATATTGCAGCTGGTGCCAATGATTCTATTGTTTTTACTCTTCCAGCTTTTTCTAGGACTGGTGGTTCTGGTCCGAGTATTGTTGATTCTATTTGTGTGTTGAATAGTCCTCTTTATCGTGCATATACTTCATTGTACGAAGAGGTTCTTCTTCGCGGCGTTTCGTATGAAATCACTGTGAATAATCCAATTGGCGCCTCTGCTACTACATTGCCTCCCTTTATGATATTTACTTCTGTTGATCGTAGATATGCTTATGGGGAGGTACCTCCTTCTCAGTCTCAGTTGACTAATTATTCGTCGAGTAAGCCCATTTCTTATGTCACTTACAATGTGACTAAGTTCCGTAAGTATGTTGGTGCTCGGGATTTGGTTGAGAAGACACAGTATCATGATTGTACTGTTTCTTATTATAACTCTGGTGGGAATCAATATTGGTATGATCCTGCTGTGAATAGTGCTGGTGTGAACCCTAATTTCTTCAATCCTGCACTGTTCTTTTTCGTCAGGTTCCCATTTGCACCGACATCTACGATGCAGCTTCAGCTCTCTATTCGTTGTACTTTTTACCTCACGTTCCGTAACCCGGCTCCTTTTGATTCGGTTCCTGTTCCTGCTGCTGCTGCTGCTGCTGCTTCTGGACCATTTGAGTCTTTTTCGACTCTTTCTGCTGATGAACAATTACTGGACATTCCTGACCCACACCCACTTTCTGGTTCCACTGATCCTCCTCTTATTGAAACATAACTTTAATAATTAACGCGAAGCTCCCCCCTCGTTAATCTTCCTTTCATTGGATAGATAGGGTAGGGTTTTAGGGAATCACCTTGTCAGACTGTGGCGCCTTTAGAGCGCAGCGCCGAAGGCGCGGAGCGTGCGCCACAGTGTGTCAAGCTGATGGACAAAACCCTACCCTATCTGTAGATGAAAGGGGGGTTAGAGGGGGGATGCGGAGCGTTTAGGGCTATTCCCCCATCACTTGGGGCTATGTTTATGTTGCGTTCTGGTTGCGGGGCCATCTTAGATGGCCCCTTTCTGGTTGTGCTTGTTGCTGGTTGCTCTGCTTCTGGTTGCTCTGCTGCTGGTTGCTGCTTTGCTGGTTGCTGGTTGCTGGTAGAGCTGCTGCTGGTTGCTGGTTGCTAGTAATATAGCGCTCTAAGCACTATAAAATTTTTTCTATTAGATTATATATAAATTACTTAAATGGACATAAGAAATAGAGCATTTTTCTATTAGGTTAAAACGCTCTATCCTTGCGGTATAAGGGGCGCGGGTTGAGTATTACCCGCGCCCCTCTATACCGCCCATAGTTTCAGTTGTCGTAATTGGGAGACGAATTTTCTTTTAGTTGAGTGAGTGTCTTGTGTGTTGTGTGCTTTGTGTTTAGAAGAGGTCGATGTCTTGCCAAGATGCGTTTTGTCTGCGGAGAGCTTGAGGGTGATGGATGTCTGGCTCGAAGTCGTCGTCTCGAGGAGTGTGAGTTCTGGCTGGTGCTCCGGGAACTCTTCTGCCTCCTCTAAGCGTTGCGTTGGTTGCTCTTCTGGTTGCGCTGCTGCTGCTGCTGCTGCTGGTTGCTCTTCAGGCATTTCCAGGATCCTCCTTACCTCTCTCAGGAGCCACTTGCGTGTCTCCTGGATCCACTCTGGTGTGATTGCACCAAGCTGTGGTGGTTCCAGGTAGTGTCCGCAGGTGCGCTCAAGTGCACCGTGATGCCAAGCAGGATGGTATCCCAGGCGGTCGTAGAGCGCCAGGAGTGCGTCGTGTCTCTTAGCCTCCTCAGGGATTCCAGGTACCTTGTTCCTGTACCAGTCCTCAGGGCAGGAGTTGGAGGTGATGAATATCACCTCGAAGAGACAGGGCCTAGTTCCGCCCTTGACTTCCAGGCTCTGTGGGTACGGATCTAGGAGGTTGAGCATCTTCTGGAGCGGGATCTGTCCCGCGAACTCCTCAATGCAGGCTACCTTGGAGCAAGGGTTCTGCCACCAGAATCCCGCGTTGCCCATGATGAGCCTGGCGCAGTCAGGGAAGAGGTAGTTGATCAGGTAGGATTTGCCGCATCCAGGAGGGCCGACCAGGGTGATGATCTTCAGGTTTGGCCTGAAGGGACCAAGGACGTCTGTCGTGATGAGTTTGTACGCCGAGATGAAGTTGCGTGAACGCAGTAGTTCTGCCGGTATTTCTTGTGGTCTCTTGTACCCTGTTCTTAAGGAGTCCAGGATTTCGTTTGCTTCTTGCTCCTTGTCCTTCTTCTCTCTTGGTGGCTTTCCGTGTTCGAAGCGTAGACCTCCGGGGACGTGAGTGTCGTCCTTCCTGCAGTAGTCTGCTGCTTGCTTGTCCGTTCCGCGTGTCTTTTCCCAGTGCGCCCTCTCGTTCATGTTCCTCTTGAGCCAAGTAACTCTGTTTCTTTTCTTTAGGATGAGGAACCCCTGGTAGTGCACGGTTCCGTTCTCGCCTCTCTCTTCCTGGACGATGATGTAGGAGAGTTGTTCCAGAGCGTCTGGACTCTCCCAGAACCTGTCCCTATCCGTGGGGTTGTTGATGGTGAAGCACCACCTCTTAGCTGCTGTTTCTATATCTCTTCTTGCTCTAAAATTTGCGACGGAATTTGAAATCACAAAGTTGGATCTCATAAT